ATATGGACCTATTAGTAATTGGAATGTTAGCAGAGTTACAAATATGGATAATTTATTTAAGGGGCAGACTACATTCAACGACCCATTGGCATCGTGGAATGTTAGCATTGTTACAAATATGAGTTATATGTTTGATAAAGCGTCTTCCTATAATCAATCATTGACATCGTGGAATGTTAGTCAGGTTACAAATTATGATAACTTCGCAACAAACTCACCCTTATGTTCTCATACATTATTACCAAAGGCATTTATTAATATTAATGTATGTGATAATATAATTATAGATTCGAATATTCAAAAAATTATTAGTAATTATTTTGGGTCAGAAAAAGCACAGGTCATACGTAATATTGGACCTATTAGTAGTTGGAATGTTAGCAGAGTTACAAATATGGATAATTTATTTAAGGAGCAGACTACATTCAACGACCCATTGGCATCGTGGAATGTTAGTAAAGTAAAGAGTATGTCTAGTATGTTTGGTAATGCGTCTTCCTATAATCAACCATTGGCATCGTGGAATGTTAGTCAGGTTACAAATATGGATAGAATGTTTGATAATGCGAATTCCTATAATCAATCATTGGCATCTTGGAATGTTAGTCAGGTTACAAATATGAGTTATATGTTTTACAACACGATTTCCTATAATCAACCATTGGCATCGTGGAATGTTAGTCAGGTTACAAATATGGATGGAATGTTTGATAATGCGTCTTCATATAATCAACCATTGGCATCTTGGAATGTTAGTCAGGTTACAGATATGAGTTATATGTTTTACGACACGATTTCCTATAATCAACCATTGGCATCGTGGAATGTTAGTAAAGTAAAGAGTATGTTTAATATGTTTGCTTTTGCGTCTTCATATAATCAACCATTGGCATCTTGGAATGTTAGTCAGGTTACAAATATGAGTGGATTCGCATATGACTCACCCTTATGTTCTCCTACATTATTACCAAAGGCATTTATTAAAAGTAGCGATTGTTAATATTTTGATTAGTTATTTACAATTAACAAGGTGGTGTTAATCCCCAGAAATTTGCGGGCTCTTGGTTAGTACAAGGATATGCTGAATCGATTAATATTTGCTCTTGTGTTCGGATTGGTAAATCAGGATTATAATAAAACATTGGTCCTTTGTTCCAATCTCTTTTTTTAGTCCAAGATTGACTTCTAAATGGTAATCCATTTCCAAGTTTAATAGTATATACTTTACTAATATCTTGGTCATTTCCATCAACAAATTTAATATTAACTTGTGGGGGGACATATTTTATTCCGAAATCAGTATAATAGCTATTTGGATAATCTAAAATTATTTCAAATCTATTATTAGATATTCTAATAAGTCCTTTGTTCTCAGTCCCTTCAAACGCTAACTTTTCATTTGGAAATGGAATCCCCGACCCAGTATAACTTTGACAATATGTTGGCTTATTAGATGCCCAATATTTAGCATATATTTCAGTTGTAGTCCCGACCTTTAATAATAAATCCTTAATTGAACCACTCACCTTAAAATTACCATATGGATTATTTGCTACTTTAAATTTACACATTTTATAGTTCTCGTCATATGAATTCCACTTATTACACATTTGAGTATCTCTATATTTAAATACTTTCTGTGAATTAGAACCAGTGCTGATTCCTGCGAATGCTGACCCTTCTGACATATATATATTATATAATATATTTATTTAGTTCTTTTAAGTTGATATTATAAATTTATTGTATTATAAATTTATAATACATATAAATAATGAAAATTCAAGAAAAACCTCTAAGAATAAGAAAAGATATAGTTAATCATTTAGAAAAAATATTATTATCATCTAATATATCAAAACAAACCATCGGAATACTACTTCGTAGTTTTCATAATATGCTACCTTTAATTATAGGGTTAATGACTATAATAGGAAATAAAACAATAGTGAAATGGTGCGGTATAGTCTTAATATTTTTAATTGTATTATTCTATATTTTTGATGGATGTATTTTAAGTATGTTAGAAAATAGAATATGTGAAGATAACTATAATATAGTTGACCCTGTTCTCGAATTATATAATATTGAAAATAATTATATAAATAGAATCAAGATTAGTTATTACATATTAGGTATGTTTATTATATTATACTCTGGTATATATTATTTAAGATTTCATTATTGATTTCAACCAACTCTGCCAATATTGACATCATCTAATTCTTGGAATTGTAAAGAATTAGGAGAGTATGGGGCAACACTACCGGGTGTCGCATCATTCATTAGACCAACACCATTAACGTCATTTATCTCACATACACCATTTTGTTTATTATAACTACATTTTGTTTGATTCTTAATTTCAGTCGCATTACACGGAGAACATCCAACCTTTTCTTCTGTATAAACACTATTAATTTTCATTAATTCACTCCCATTATTAATAAGAAATTGGCGATAATCATAATTACTCATGGTTTTATTATTATATCTAAGTAAGTTATTTACATAACAATTTGGGCGATAATCAGTGAAATGTCTACCATCACTCATTTTAGCAGGACAATTAAAGTTTTTGTTATCTGATGTTTTATTACAATTATTCATTATATAAACTATATATATATATTTATTTATTTATAAAAATATAATATTTATTTTGTATTTAACATCCACCGCCTATTTCCATTCTTAGTTTCCGTCACTTTATAAATTCTATTATCATTCTCAGATTCCATAATATATCCTATGTCATATTTATTTGGAGAATTATTTGGAGTTTTACGAGTTGGTTTTGTTTTTTTAACATTCAATGTAATTGATTTTATAGATTGCGCTTCTTTATTAACTTGTGCTTCTTTATTAACTTGTGCTTCTTTATTAATTAACACTTCTTTATTAACTTGTGCTTCTTTATTAACTTGTGCTTCTTTATTAACTTGTGCTTCTTTATTAACTTGTGCTTCTTTATTAACTTGTGCTTCTTTATTAACTTGTGCTTCTTTATTAACTGGCACTTCTTTATTAATTAGCACTTCTTTATTAACTGGTCTAATAATTCTAATATTATTATTTTCTGGTTGATTACTATCATCATTATTGCTATCATTTGATAGAACATCTTCTTCTACCAAAATATCATCACATTCTGATTCGTCGTCTGTAATATTTTCATCTGAAATACTATTATCGGATGAATCATAATTAGATTGTAATTCATTATCTATTGACGAGTCACTCATATTATCTGATATATCTTCCATTTGTTTTGATAATGTTTCTTTATCTTCCTTCATTATGTCATTGATTTTAGAAAAATCAATCTTCTGTAATGATTCTATTTTAGGATTTGAACCATCATTAATGATTTCATATATTAAAGTATTTTGTTTATTTAATATATTACTTACATAATCTGAATGACTTTCAATATCGCATTTCATAGTATTTGATTCTAATTCCAATTGTCTAAGTTTTCGTTGTATGAAATATCCGACAATTATAATTAGTAGTATTAGTATAGTAAGTAGTATCAGAATATAAGAATCAGTCATTAATTAATTTACAAGATTAATTTAATAAATTAATTTATACGATTTATTATATGGAACGAGTTCTTATTACAGGTGGTTTAGGATTTATAGGGTCCCATTTTGTTATTAAGACTATACAAAATGGGATTTTACCAATTATTATAGATAATAGAAAAAATTCATATTATATAAAAGAGAAAATTAAGAAGATATGTAATATTACACATCTTATTCATTATGATATTGATATGTGTAATATAGATGACCTAGAAAAAGTATTCATTGATAATCACATTGATGTAGTCGTTCATTTTGCCGCCCTTAAATCAGTTGAAGAGTCGATATCAAATCCTTCTTTATATTATTATAATAATATAAATAGTACTACTAATCTACTATGTATGATGAATAAATATAAATGTAATAATCTAATCTTTTCTTCATCTGCTACTATATATGGGGATTTGAAACCACCATTTACAGAGGATATGTCAAGTAATAATTTAACAAACCCATATGGGATGACTAAAAAACTTCTAGAAAATATTCTTGAAGATAATTCTAAATATAATAAACATTTTAATACAATATGTCTAAGATATTTTAATCCAGTTGCGGCACACTCAAGTGGTTTACTGGGCGAAGATTTAGATCAACCCGCAAATAATCTAATGCCAAATATTTTGAGAACATTATGTGGAAAACAAGAAACTCTTAATATCTATGGTATTGATTATAACACACCAGATGGAAGTTGTATTCGAGATTATATTCATGTTGAAGATTTAGTAGAAGGTCATATGATATGTATGAATGCATTCAATACAAGCCCCAATTATAAAGTATATAATCTAGGATCTGGTATTGGATATAGTGTATATGATTTGGTGGATGGTATAAGTGCTTATTATGGTAAGCACCCGAAAGTTATTGAAGTAGAAAACCGAAAAGGAGATGTTCCAATTAGTATATCTAATATTAGTAAAATCAAGGAGGAATTAGGATGGACACCTAAAAAAACTCTAGACGATATATGTATGGATAGTGTGAATTATCTTAAACTAGAATATCCTTAATAGTATTTCGTTAAAACATATAAATTCAAATATATTCCTACAAATATGAATTTAGCAGATATAACATTAGATATGTTAAAAGTTCAAGAATGGAAATTATTAAAAGATGTTTCTAAATCAGACGAGGGTGTTGGTGGACAATCGACAATCGAAGTAAATACCGAAAAAACGATTATTAAGAAGAAATATAAAAAACAAGATAAGAAATATTATATGAATGAAAGACTTATATTATATAATGTATCTCATCCAAATATAATTAAGTTGATAGCATTCGACAATGATGATTATACTCTTTATTTGCCTTATTATAAATTAGGATGTGCTTTTAATTATTATAAGGTTGGTGAGAAGATAGATTTATCAGATAGATATGAGACATTACATAAATTGTATAGTGATATGTTAGGAGCTTTACGTTATTTATATGAGAATAATATTACACATAGAGATATTAAACTGGAAAATATATTATTAGATAATGATGGTTCCCATATATTATGTGATTTCGGATTATCTAAACCACAAATATATAAGATGAATAAGACATGTGGTACATATAATTATATGGCACCTGAATTATATTATTTGGATAATAGTGATAATAAAACATATAATTATAAAATAGATATCTTTTCATTAGGGGCATTAATAATAGAACTAGGAAATGGTGATAGTCTATTTTATGATGAATATCGACAGCGTTTTAAACGAATATATAAAGAATTAGGAGATTTCTATGAAAATAAAGAAGAAAAGATATTCAATGAAGTATGGTTCTCGACAGATGAATGGATTGCGTTTAGAAAAATATTAAAAGCGATGATTAATCCGAATGTTGATGAAAGAGTTGATTATGATAATATAGATAAATAATATTTAATAAAGTAATATTATTATATATTAATGAATCCCCAAGACTTATTATATACGAATTCATTTGTTGATACAAATGTTATAAGCAGTCATAATTTGGTAGAACACACCAAACACTATAAACAATATCAAGAACATATTCATAAAAAAAGAAATCCAACTGCTGAATATGTAAATAAGAATAAACATACTAATGATAAGATTAATTATGATAAACGAATGTCAGACCCAACTCCGACTCAAAGTAATAATAACATAAAACCATTATTTAGTAAATCATTAAATGATATTGTTGAGAATAAATATACCAAAACATATAAGACTGCTGTATCTATATATAGTGAAGATAGAGACAAATCTGTTTATATGGTTCCAAATAATTATATTATTAATTTAGGTAAAGATTTTACCAATATTAATAAAATTAAATTGGTAGATATAGACATTCCAGCTATTATACCACCTATTAATAAATTTAATAATATTATTAAATGGATATATCCAACAGAAGCTTTAATGAAAGAATGTAACTATCAGCTTATACCACTACAAGACATGCCAATACCAGCATCACCAGAACCAGCACTACCACCACCAAATGTACTATTGGTGTTTGGTTCTACCCCAACGGATAATAACCCAGCGGACTTTCTAAATGACACAAAAGAATATGAAGTAATTATACCAAGTGGGTTTTATTCAACTACTGAATTACAGCAAGAAATGTGTAGCCGAATGGATATAAGATGTAGACAAGTCTCGCTGAAAACTGCGAATTTTAATATTCCAAATAATTTTTATATAGACATTAATCCACATTCTTCAATTACTACAATTATGAACAGAGATATAAATTACAATATAGCGGGTATCTTTACAATACCCTATAATCATGATACTGACAAGGACATAACAAATGGATTTGCTGGTTTTTACCCAACACTTTATATTATAACAAAACAAGAATTATCTCCACAATATACATATTTTCCATATATAATAACGGGTATTCATAACATACCGGGTATTCCAGATAAATTAATTAATTTAATTGAACTATATAACAGCGATACAGACACCGGCACACCATACATTAAGAATCTCCAAAAGAATCATTATTCATTTATAACTAATACTGATTCGAATATAAAAACTGACAATCTTCTTTACCCAAAAAAAGACTATCATTCATATGGAATATATATAGGAAGTAATAGTTTTAAAAGTATAATTAACCCTAAAATAAATATCAATAATATTAATGTCGGGTTTAAGGATTCATTTTGTAGTTCGTTAGATTTCAATTATGTTGTATTTGACAAATCATTAAAATCGTGGTTAGACATTAAATATAAATTACCAGACCCATCACCAGCACCAGCACCAGCACCATCACCAGCACCAGCACCAGCACCACCAACAGACACATCAACAGACACGCCAACAACCGAATTGCCCGCTCATATTAGTTATATTGATAGAACATCAGACCCATATCCTATAATAGCGCAAGCATTTCCTATAGCATTTAAGAATACTTATGACACTGATGTAAAAACAAATTTAAATCAAGATTTAACTTGTATTGATAAGAAAAATTCCATATTATCTATATTAGGATGGGACATTTCAGTTTATAAAGATGTTTTAATTGACGCAGATAGACCATTTAAATTTATTCATCGTAATACTGATTCACAAATTTCAAAGACATTAAATGTTGAGTTATTAGAGGGAGATAAATATATATTTAAAACTATTCCATTTGTCTTTTTAAAATTATCATTTCCTACTTTGTCAGAGGATATATGTTCGGGTCAGCTAGTTAGAAGCACGTCTAATATATCATCTAAATTAACAAATGAATATTTCTATCCTGTTAGACAAAATAAGGATTATAACACTACAAACGAATGTCCTAAACCACACAAAGTATGTCCTATTGATAATTTTGCTGCGCCTATAACAGACCGATTTGAAGTGTTAGAAAAAGACACTCAACACATATTTGCTAAAATAAATATTAGTAGTATTCCCGGTAGGTCGATGACACTACCAAAGTATCAGTTCGAACATACATTTTATGATAACCCAATTAATAATATTAATCAGATTAAGGTTGAAATTATATCACCTGATGGTCGATTAGTTGAGTTAAAACAAGAACATAATATGACAATTGAAATTATGGAAACAATAGAAGTCCTTAAAGAAACATTATATGATACTAAACATAATAATATCGTAACAACTGGAGCAATATAAATAATCTAATAAGATTATTGTTTAGTTATATTATATATATATTATATATATAATGAATCATAATTCTTTTGAAAAAATAAATACAGAAAAATATTTCAAAGTAATGGACCAACGTTCTAATGGGAGAGTTTTAGATATTGGTACTAAACACAAGAAACAATACCCCTTGTTTGAACAACAGCATAATAACAAAAATAGTTTTAAATGTAATGCTCTTAATGGGATTCAAGAACACTCTAAACTTAGTTTAGAATTCTTTTCTTCAGAAAATGTTAATAATATACAGAATTTAATAAGATATAATGTCTATGTAAAAACAGAAAATAAACATAATGTAAGTCGTCAATCTGATTTGGATTTAAAAGTCGTAATGCGTTCTATTTATCTACAACATTCCCCTAATTTAAAAATGTATATTGATAAACAGATTTTTTTCCTTAATAAACTAGTTGTCGATTGGTGTGTTCCGAATATTATAAATGAAATAGAACAATATGTTGGTTATATTAAATCAATTAATACAATGCCCGTTCCAATACAACATCCTATAAATGTATCTAGCGCAGGGTCTCGTAATCTTAAATCGGTTACTAGTACTTTTTAGATATTATAACAATAATATTATATTACCATTATATAATATTATTATATCAATATATTATATATAATGTTTTGGCATTTAGTAATAACACTTATTGTATTAATTATATTAGTTATAATTTGGTGGGCTATTAAAATAAAGAATCAGAATACCACATCGCCTAAAATAACATTCCCCCCCACCAAATATATGGAACAGATTGGAGGCAAATGCCCTGATTATTGGACATATATGGGAGATCAAAGGGGACATAGTTATTGTAAGAATACTTATAAAATAGATACGAATGATACCACCCAAACATGTCAAACTAATTATATAAAAAGGTTCCCATCTTATAAACACTGGAGTCCTACAAAAGCCGCATTAACAAAAAGATGCGATTGGATTAAAAGTTGCGGTCCAACGGCGGATGTACACGCTTCTTGGATTGGTATGGAGAAAATATGTTCCGACAAAGCTTCTAAATAATATCTTTTACTATAATATCTTTTACTATAATATAGTATGACACCATTCCATATAGGAGTTATTTTTTTGGTATTTTGTATATTCGTTGTTATAGTCGTTTATGCCGTGAAAAGTAATAACTCAAGTGAAACAATAACATTTCCTTCAAAAAAATATATGGAGGAAATTGGTGGTAAATGTCCTGATTACTGGACTTATCTAGGAACAGATTCAGATAATAAAGTTGTTTGTAAGAATAATTATAATATTACAATACACCCTGTTAATAATGATTCCAAGTGTAAAGATGCTGGTGAAGCTGGTGAAGCTGGTGAAGCCGATGAAGAAGATGAAGCTGATATAAAAAGGTTTTCGAATTATTCGTCGTGGCCTCCTAAAGATGAACCGCTATATGAAAGATGTAGATGGATAAATTCGTGTGGTCCTAAAGTTAATACTACTGGGTCATGGTTAGGTATGGATAAAATATGTGCTGAATCTGGGGATATTCCACCCGCACCCGTTCCACACGATGAGGAAGGCGCAGAGGAAGAGGAAGACGCAGAGGAAGAGGAAGAAGGTGGTAGCGGAGGTGGTGGAGGCGGAGGTGGTGGAGGTGGTGGAGGTGGAGGCGGAGGTGGTGGAGGTGGTGGGAGATGTGCGTCATATTCAGAATACCCTGATAGTTGTTCTGCCTAAAACATATAATAATATAATTATAATAATAATATAATACATATTTTGAAATGGAGAATGAGTCATGGTTAGATAAATATAAACCAGCTAAATTAAAAGATATTATTGGTAATGTTAAAGTTATACATAATATCGATACTTATATGAAATCTATTTATGAAGGACGGGAGGAAAAACATATTATATTATTAACTGGTCCTATTGGTGTTGGTAAATCACTCATTGCGAATCTAGTTCTACAAAAATATAAGTATCGTATTATAGAAATAAATTTATCAACTATGAAAACAGAATTAGCGAGTGTTCTTAATAAAACGATTCATTATAAAAATGTCCTTGAATTATTTATGGGTGATAATAGAAAAACTGCACTAATTATAGAGGAATTGGAATCGATGTGTGCGATTGGTGCGAAGAGTAATATAACTGAATTGGTAGATATTGTAAAAAAATCAGAGAAAAAAAAACCAGAGGAAAAGGATAAAATCCGCATTCCAATTATATTAACTGCGATCCATTCATCTGAAAAGAAGATAATAACTCTTAGAGGATTGTCTAAAGAATTTGTATTAAGTCCGCCTTCTAAATTAAATATAAAAAAAATATTGGATGTTATAATTGAAAAAGAGAAGATTCTAATTGATCCCGTTGTATATACGAACTTAATTATAAATTCGGGTAGAGATGTTAGAAGAGCAATAATAATGTTATATGATGTTCATATAGGTATGAAATGTAATATCCCACACACCATTGATATAGGGATAAAAGATTCTGATATTAAAATAAACGAGTCTATAAATGATGTATTTACGAAGACAATGTCATATGAAATGTTAGAGAATATATATTATAATGAACCTTTTCTTGTTCCCTTAATGATACACGAAAATTATATTAATATATTATTACAACCTGAATATAAAAATAAGAAACAGAATAAATTAGATACTATTATTAGATGTTCTAAAGATTTAATATTTGCGGATATGTATAATTCTGATATTATAATGAATCAATATTATGATATACAAAAATATATTCCTTATTATAGTAATATACCAATTAATAGAGAATTTATGAAATATAAGACCAAGATAGAAGTAAATGAAATACATTTTTCGGGATTATTCAATAAATTGTCACAGAAGACTAATAAGAAGATAAAGGTTGTTTCATTATTGTTAAATATTAATAGACCGCAACTAGATTATTCGGATATTGAAACATTTATATTAATGAGTGTATATTATACATATAAGTATAAGAATTATAAATATCTGAAATATTTAATGGATTATTATGGAATAACATTCCCACAATATGAACAAATTATAAAATTCTATACTAGAACGGGGTTTAATGTTAAACTTAGAAAAGAACTAATGGAGTTATTATCCGGTGATGATTTATAAGGTGGTTACTCTAACTAGTTGGTCACCGCAACCAAAGTCAGTGATATCTTACTGGATATCACTGACTTTGGTTGCGGTGACCAACTAGCCAACCGCATATGAAGGTGTCAACCCAGTACACGAGGAGACACGCGAGGATATACGCGAAAATGATAAGCACATTCTCGTGATAAGCCTCCATGTTGGAAATAACTTAATTATAATAGATTACCATCAATTTTTTATATTTATTCTAGGATAACACGTCTCGCATATACCTGTTTTTCTATTCTTACATTTACAATTTCGCGTAGTATCACACTTTAGACGTCCATTGACTTCAGTACAGCATAAATCAGGGCTAAATGACGGGATTAAATGCGGTGAATGGCATTTGTATTTTCTTTTGTATAGAAACTTGTGTCGTCGGGGGTTTCTAAATCCTTCTTGTGATTTAGTTATATATATTATAACCAATACTATAATACAAGTGGAAATAATAACAATACTATATCCGATATTTTTTTTATTATTTTTCATTTTAAGTCCCATATATTATATATGATATAATAATATATGGGGGTAATTATAAAAGACCACGCCTCACGATTGTTTAGTCCTCGTCAGAGTCAGAGTCAGAGTCCTCGTCAGAGTCAGAGTCAGAGTCCTCGTCAGAGTCAGAGTCAGAGTCAGAGTCAGAGTCAGAGTCAGAGTCAGAGTCAGAGTCAGAGTCAGAGTCAGAGTCAGAGTCAGAGTCAGAGTCAGAGTCAGAGTCAGAGTGTAGAACTTCCGAGTATGGACTTTCGAGAGAATATAACTTTGAAAGCAGAACAATCTTACGTATAATCTCGCGACGCGCCCAGCGATTTTCTTTCGACGTCTGTCGGGTGGCGTTAAGCTCTTGTTCTAAACGAATGATTGACTCCATATTTCACCACTCTTTACCATATATAAAAATATACGTCATAGTTTTTATATATAAAACTATATCGTATAATATTATATATGACGTATAAATTAAACTCTTTATCTCCCGAAGATAACGATGGTAATATAGAATATAAGTGGAAATTATGTGATATATTACCTCATAAAATATCACAATTGACAACTCAAATGTTATTTAGATTAACAGAAGGTGGTGGAAATGCTGAATATTATATCGGTGTTACAGATAAGGGAACGTCGGTTGGTATATCAAAGAATGATATGAATACTACATTATCTAATCTATTTCAATGTTGTAAAATGTTAGACGCAAGGGTCTTACATTATAGGATATATACACAAGATGATGGATATTATTGTCTCCATTTAAAAGTGAAAAAAACTAATCTACCCTGCGATAAGATTAGTATATAAAAAATTGACAGCAATATATTACATATATATTACTCGAGAAGCACACCCGGATCTTGTTGTGTTATGTCTACTCGGCCTAGTACCAGATGGGAGAAGCACCCCACGTGCTGCGCTTGTGCCAGACCGCAACCGCGCTGGTCGCAAAACGGAACCGAACACAAGTGCCGTGACTGCGGCACCTTCTCGGTCAACGGCAAAACACACTCGGTTTCGGGTATGTATGACGTGCCATCGACGCCGTTGGATGCGATGGAGGAGCATTCATCAGACCATTGCGACATGTTGTCTGCGAGATGCGAAGATGAACGTGTCGACATCGAAAAGACGTTCGCTGAACTGAAAACGCTCGGCATGGGACACGACCTCGAATTCACAATTTCTCCGGGATTCGACCACCACAAAGGTTACAAAGGTTACGTCAGCGAAGGGGGTAACTCGTCCGATGATGAGAGAGGGTGCCAAGAGTGGAGTCCGTGTGGACATTGCCATTGTTGCTGTGACGGACAGGCATTCTAACTGCACAACACGTGATTATAACTTTCTCAATACATTATATCGGTGTAATCCGGTTATTTCTTTGTCTGTTTCATCTAAATGTCCTTTATAATCGGGGAGTTTATTCATAAAATTCTCAGATTCAACAACTACATATCCATTCTTTTCAAAATAACTTAATACGAATTTATAATTAACAAGATATTCTCTCGCGTGTTCCACAAACGATTCATACCATACATCGATGGCTTGTCCGTGATTATTTAGTTTATTACCATTATATACCTTCATAATATCAATGACTTTCTCACCATTTCGGAATACTTGTAATTTCCCCTCTTTTTTAAGTCTCTCATTTACAATCTCGCCATCAAATGTTGTGAATATAAAAACACCACCTTTTTTCAGGAATGTGTCTATATTTTTGAATATATTATCAAGTGTTTTTTTACTTTCAAGGAAATAATGAAATGCGAATTGTACTGATATAACATCAACTTCTTCGACTGCTTTGAGTTTATTCTTCATTGCGTTCGTCATATTAGTTCCGAAATTACCCGCAAGTGTTTCAAGCGTCATTCTGTCAGTTGTTTTCTTCTTATTACTATTATATCTATTCTGTGCTACTTTCAAACCATTTGCTGATATATTAGTTAATAATAATGATTTAACCCCTTGTTTCTTGAGTTTCCACATATCCCCACCTCTTCCTCCACCTATTTCGATTACATTAGCCCCCGTTGATATATACTTTCTATATAACGAATCCTTTACGAAATTATGGAAACTACGGAGATTTAATATTTTTGATTTTGCTCTATTTTCATTTTTATAATATGCGTTCCCATTACCTTCTTTTGGATTAAATAACATATCTTCTGTTATAGGATTAAATATAAGGTCTAATGTATTAACCGATGTATTATATCCATTTCCTGCCGTTTTGTCTGTTCTTTCTCTTTCTGGTTTCCATCCCTCTAATGTATTTACTTTGTCTGTTATACATTCAAATTCGACAACTTTATTATCCATATCAGATAATTTAATAGATTTCGTTGATACTGAACCACTTACTTTATATAATTCCGGATATTTCCTTGTTTTGAAATAATAAGGAAAAAATAGTTGCTCTCTCTTATTCTTATTTACACTTTCATTAACTGCCTTATATTCATCTGGAAATAACTTTTTATAATCATCATCTAATGCGTAATTACTTTTATTCTGTCTTAATAGTCTTTTATATTGACCGATTGACATTGATATAAATAAATAGAATACACCAACTTTAATTTGCCTCACGAGGAAATCAATTGTATTCATCTTAGCAGGTTTCCATTTGAATATCTTCCCGAAATATCCACCTTGAACATTATCTTTATGGAAATCCGCCTTACAATGTGGTGGATTCGCACACCCTGTTCCATCCGGTGTTAATATTAACCCATCTAGATTATATTTATATTTCTTTGTAAAAACCTTCTTGGCAAGAGTGTGAATAGTTTCCGTATCTGATGGAAATTCATATTTCTTTGGTTTCCAATTCGTAGGGAGCAATTTGGCGACCTCATTCATCTTATCAACCCTATCTGCTAATTTATGTGTTGTTATATCAACACCAGCGTGAATAAGAACATCAATTATTAAATAAAGACCTGTTTTCTTACTATTACCACCCTTTTTATTACCACTATTAATCGCATTATTAACATTGCCCGCATTCTTAGTATTCCTAGTATTACTAACACTATTAGTATTCTTAGTATTACTCGCATTATTAACATTGCCCGCATTCTTAGCATTCTTAGTATTACTAACACTTGTGTTATTATTATTAACATTTATATCATCTATATATTCAACATCAATTAATGTATTGTATATAGATGATTGTTTAGATGTCAGTTTTATTTCCAACAATGTTATTTGTTTTGACTTTTCTATTTGATATACATGCCCCTCCTTATCTATAAAAATGAAATATCTCATTCCATCAGCCTTTTCCGTTACAGCATATCCACGTTTTATACAAGGAAGTGTTTTTAGTTCAACTGGGATTACCTGATTCATAAGTGAAGGCATCGAAATTGTTTCTAATGTTTTTCCTTTTATATGAATTCTATTATACCTTGACTCGGGTGAGAATAATTGTATAATAGATTGCATAACACCCTCTTCGACTGAAAGTTTAGTTTCTGGTATTTCCGCTGTTATTGTTTCAATTATTGATTTAAGACTTGATAAAGCGTTTTTATTATTCTTGGTATTATTAGACAACGGATGAATATATTCAACCTCAACGCTATATAATGGATCTTTTAGTGATTTATTATTTAGTTTATTAACATTTGCCGTATCATAATACACCTCTGTCATATCAAATCGCCACAAGTTGTCCTTTGATATTTTCGATGTCCGTTTGCGCAATCGTGTATGGGATTGTTTTCCCAATGATGTTTTATTTTTAACATTTACTTTTTCTTCTTGTGCTACAACAACTCTTATATTAGTACCCAGAACTGGACTTGTTTTTATTCTTTTTTTATTTTCGAAATAATGTTCTGTTTCTTTATATTTAGAATCCAACATTTGAACTAGTCGTGTGTTTTTATATTGTGTTATAAATGAAGTGCTAGTAGTTGTTGCATTTTTATTAACAGAAAATAAAGATTTATGATTCATCAATTTATCATATGCCTCCTTTGATACATATGGCGTATATTTACCATCTTTAGATGCCCCGACATGTAGTTCATATTCGATACTAGGTGATGTTATTAATTTCAAACTATTAGATAAGTTATTCATACGTGTATTAATATATATTATATATTAAGTTGCGTGGTAATAATAAAAATTGATTTAAATATTAAGTTACGTGGTAATAATAAAATTGATTTGAACTAATACATTTGAAATGTCTTTGCGAATATATATTCCTCTTTCTTATCTTCTTTAATAAGTTTATTATATAGAGGCAAATTCTTTTCTAGTTTCTCATATTTCTTATATAGTTTTTTTATATTTGTTCTAGATTCTTTATAATTCTTAATAAAGGATTTATACATACTATGTATATCTTTATTTGACATATTATGTAGTTGTTTCAATTTGTGTTTATTAAGTGCTCTAACTAATTTATCATCTACTTTAACACTTTCTAACTCCTTAATTGTTTCATTATATACAGATATAAGTTCTTTACAATATAGTTTCATTTTTGGTATATTTTTATCCGATTTTTTCATATCAGTTATATATTTATCATAACAATTTTCAATAAGACATTTAACGGATGCTTTGTATTCCTTTGATTTCCTTATTTTCTCAGTCATTTCTTTTATCTCTTTTTGACTGCCTCCCTTCAGTATTGTTCCAAAATTCTTATTTTTTGTAAGGGATTTCATATAATTCATAAATTCCTTTTGACATTTAGTTGTTTGACATTTAAGAAAGATAGTTGGCGGATGTGTTTTTAATGAATTCAATATAATTCTACCTATCTTTTTCGACATATAACGTAGTGGGGTTTTCTCTGAGTACATTATTATATTTTTAGTTGTTGATGTCATATATACTATATGGATAATATATTGATAATATATTATCAATATATTATCAATATATTATTACATCGGTTGAATAATAATATAATATTCAACTATAATCTAATGGAATTATTAGATTTATTAACTATTGGAATCAAAACATTTAACAGACCAGCGTGCCTTGATAATTGCCTAGCACATATCAGGCACTTATATCCAACTATAAATATTATTGTTGGAGATGATAGTAACGACCAAATTAAACAAATTAATAAAACTATAACTGACAAATATAATGTAACACTAATTGATATACCATTTGATAGTGGTGTGTCAATTGGAAGGAATACAATCATTGAAAATACAACTACTAAATATTATTTAACATTAGATGATGATAACTATATAGATAAAGGGACAAAGATAATAGATATATTACAATTTATGGAAGCTAAGCCAGAAATTGATTTAGTTGGCGGGGTTTGTCCTGATAGGAAAGATATGTATAAACAAGATGTGAGTATATATTCATATACCTTTATAAATATACACGATTTAGATATATTATGTTGTCATAATTTTATAAAATTAAGTGATAGAATGGATATATATAAAACAAACATTGTTTTACAGCTTTTTATTGCAAAGACCGATGTCTTACAAAAACATAAATGGAACCCAGACCATAAATTTGAGGAACATAAACCATTCTTTGTAGAGTTATATAAAAATAATATTACATGTGCTGTTTCATATGAATTTATCTTTAAGGAAATAACCGACAATAGGCGACAATATATTGAATCAGATTCTCCATATAATAAAGTGAATCACAATATGTTATATGATTTGAAGATTATAGATGGAAAGATACTAGACCAACTAGGAGCAAATGTTCCAAGTAGTGATGATATTATATCAAACATTAATATCAATAAAAATAAATGCTATGAACGATGTTTAATTGATATGAAAATCATTTTAGATTCAAATAATCAATCTTTCTTCTTAGCGGCTGGAACATTACTTGGACAATATCGTAATAATGATTTTATATCATATGATGGAGATATTGATATAGGAATCCTAAATTCTGATTTTAATGAGAATTTACAAAATATTATTTTAGATTCAGACATGTTTATGATTGAAAATATATTAGGGAAAAAAGAAGAGAGTTTAGAATATTGTTTACGACATAGAAATGGGGTTAAAATAGATATACAAATCTATTATCCAATACCAGAAGAAGTAGATTATTATTATATGTCAACATACTATGGATTATGTGATTCTAAACCATGTGGTTGTTGTAAATGGGGGCGGCATATTCGAGGGCTAAAAGAGATTACATTCAAGAATAATACATTCAATATTCCAAATAATACAGAAGAATTTTTAATAGAATCATATGGCGATGATTGGAATGTGCCTAAAAAATACACATATTGGGAGGGATTGGATGGCGAATATAAAAATATGCTAAATTGAATATTAGATGGAACATTGCAGATAGTCCATTACATTATAAAATCTTAATAAATAATAATAATAATGACAAACAAATAAGAATACCACTATATATATATGTTACATATGCCCAATTCTTCCAACTATTTACTGGAATATAACTAGGTAATGTATCTTTATTATGTTTAATATAATATTTAAAATCGTGTGTTGCGTGTATACCTATATATACCGCTAAACCGAGAATACATAATCCACAAAATTTAATTGATAATTGGATTTTTGGATTTTTAAACGAATGGCTAAACCCAATCATAACAACTGCTACTGACGAGCTTAAAAACATATTCCTTTGACCTGATATTAATCCATTGTATACTGCCTGTGGATTATTAGAATATGTCATTATAATATATACTTTGATTTTATTTTACTTATTGCGATATTATAAAACACATTATATTGATTTCAAGTTATACTATCACTTGATTGTTTCTAGAATAATAACGTTTCATTGTGTAAATAAGTATATTTTGAAACATTCCAATTACATAATATAAACATAAAACCCACTCTTCTCTGTCTTTTCCCGTACTGAATAAATAAATGATAAATGAAATATATGCTCCATTATGAGTAAGATAAGAATAACTGCTAATATCATCTGCCTTTTTAGTGCGATATATTTTAGTGATTTGTGGTATTCTGTAAATTATGGCGAAAAACAATCCAACATAGCTAAATAGTTGCCAATTAAAGATATTCGTGTTAAATATAGTCATAATTAATTGTTTTTATAATTATATATGTATTTGAATATATGTTTATATAAATTATTTCTTCTTAAAAACCCCCTTTCCATCGAATGAACCTATTAGTTGCCCTTGTTTTGAATACACCTCTTTCTCTTCTAGTTTAATGCCAATCTCTT